CTCGTAAACGAATACCGCACGGTGGCCAGCTCGGAGATCAACAAGTCATCCTTGGGCATGGTGCAGTCACGCTGCTCCAACCACGCCTTGGCCTTGTGCCACAGCTCAGCTTTGAGGTTCCTATACGTCCCGCCCATCGCCGGACTCTCCGACACATTAATCCCCCGCGCCGGTAAGTTCAGTTCCCTTAACCGGTCAACTACGCCAGCACCTAACCCGATACTGTCCACCAATATCTCATGCGGACGCTGACTCGGCATCAAGACCTCGTACTCAGAAACAATCGCGCCGGTCAGTTGCATCAAGTCCAAATTCTTCCACGTCTTAATCGGCTCTGTCACCGCGTTACCCTGGCGCTTGCAAAGTGCGGACCTGTCCGAACCAAACCGCGCAACGTCCAATCCCCACACTAACCTGGCGCTGACGCTGGGCGCTACGTCCCTTTGTGTGGCCATCTCCAACAACTCCATCGGGATCACCGTGTCGTCATCGCTCCTGGGAAACTCACCCAGCACGCGAATACGGTACGCATTGCTCTCCTCGCCGTACCTAGACTTCATCTCCTCGATGTAAGCCTCTGACACCCTGGGCGAGTCCGCGCACGAAACCTTCATCGTGATCCAGTCACCCGCCAAACGGTTGTGGGTATCGTAGAAGAAACCGCTGGACCGTACAGGGTTACCAAGTAACAAAGTTACAGCGCTATGCCCCGACATACTCCCCGCCGCAGCCTCGAACACCTGCTCCGGTATACCGCTGGCCTCGTCTGCCACCAACATGACGTGCTCTGAGTGAACGCCTTGGAGCGCCTCGGGCTGCTCGGCCCTTGATGTCCTAGCGCTTATAAACGCCTCGTTGGGGAACTCCTTAAACTCAATCCTGTCCTGCTTAACCTCCAACTGGTCCTGCAATGTCGGCGGTAGCGCCTTCACCCAGCGCTTTAGCTCTGCGAATAAGGCGTCATACAACTGACTGCTTGTCGGCGCGGTGAGCACAATCTTCACCGGAAACCGCAGGAACGCATACCAAATAATCGCCCAGGCAGCAGCCGTTGACTTCCCAACGCCGTGCCCTGACCTCACGCTAATCCTGCGCTCACCCCTGGCTATGTGCATCAGAAACTCCCGCTGCCACGGGTCAGGCTCCGTGTTGAGCACCTCCCGCACAAACAGCACAGGGTTCCTGTAATACTTCTTCGCCCACTCAATAAACGGGTTCTTTGACTGCTCGCCGTGTGCCTCTGTCATCTCGGTGACAGTGGACGCAATAGTTGGCACAGTTTTTATTTTTTTTTGGGCAGGGGGCGGTGTCGGGGACACGGGTAGGGGGGTGGGGGCAGGGTTCATGGCGGCGGTGTCTGTTTAGGTGCAGCAGTAGCCGCCCCCGCCGATTGCGCGAAGGGGGGGGTCGCGGCGTCTGGAGCCAGGCGCACCGGCCAGTAGCCAGCGTACAGGACTAGGTTATCCACAGGATAGTCACAGGCCAAACAACTTAACATAATGCCCGTCGTATAAAGTAGAACAGGTTGAGGCATGGTTATCCACAGACCTGCGGCATGGTGTCAACGTCCTGCACCACCTCGACATGGCGCAGCGCGTCAAGGCGCAGGCCGCCAATGGAGATGTTCACCGCAGGACCACGCTGCTGGGCGTAGACGCTAGGTTTCCAGCGCTCTGCGACCCATTGACGCGTCTGTATGCGCACGCGAGCCAGGTTGCTCTCCTCTGGCGCTGCCTGGTCAGCGATCTCCAGCGTCTGGCAAGCGAGCACATCTGCTGCACGGGCGCGCGCGCGAGCAATTTTATGCTCGTTCTCGGGCATATCGCACCAGATTTCTAGCGCCCGCCGCCCGATTCCCAGTTGCTCGCATATCCGCGCCGTTGACTTACCGGCCTCGAACATGGCCACGATCTCCTCTACCTGGAGCGAGTCCAGCACCGCTAGGTCGCTGACCTTTTTCGGTTGTCCAGCCATTAAAACGCCCTCCAACGCAAAATAGCGCACCCAAGCACCTTACCCATGCCCAGCCCCACATAATCGCTTCTACGCATCATTTAGCCCCTTTAAACGCCTTTGTGTCGAACAGTTTCGGCTGCTTGCTCGGTGTCACCATATCCAGGTCATTGACCATGTCATCGAACCCGCTTGGACCGCCGACCGCTACCAGCTTGCTCTCTGGCCACAGCCGCTTGATATCGCTTAAGTGACCGCCTGCTTGCTTGGCTAGGATTATCGCAATCTCTGCCGCCGTCCAGACATCTCTGTCCGTTGTCCCTGGCCATTGTTGGCAGTAGAGTGATTTGGCACGCTCGTCGGGCACGATCACAAAAACCGTACCGTCATCGCGCTGGTGCTCGATCTGTCCCAAATCCGGCAGTTCGCTGACCCCATTGGCCGCAGCCCAATCCTCCATCGCCTGGTACGCCTTGCACATTCCTTTGACCGCTTTGTCCAGCTTTACGTCGTCTCGATCTTCTTGTGCCTGCCAGACGCGCTCCAGTTGCAGCCACACCTTTTCGCGCAACCCGCTATCCACCAACCAGACCAGCCTATCAATACCCCACTTGCCATCATGGATATTCTTACGTTGCTGCAATTCTGATAGCACCGCGTTTTTGAACACGTCAAACTTGTCTGCTGGAAAGCTCGGCATGGTCGGCGCTGTCATCGCCAATGTTTTAAGTTTCTTTGTCGCCAATTTGTTCTCCGTCAATATTTCGTTAAAACTTCCACTTGGTCAAAGGTCTGGGCATTGGCTGAACGGGACAAATGGGGCGCGTACTAAGACTTACGCGCCCATTTGTACCGTTTTCCAGCCAATTTATGCCGGTACAAATGGTGTTCCTAATGTCCTTCCATTTGTACCCCATTCGTACCAATTGTCCATTTGCCCGAACACTTAAAAGTCGCCTCCATCTTGCTTACTATCCTCCCAAATAACCCACACAAATGGATCAAAAACCTCGACCTTTTTAGCGTTTTGGAGGCTAACTAAGCACCTGTTAAACCGCTTTTTGATGCCTGCTTTGTCGGTCTGGGCCGCTTCAAAGGCTTGCTGCCACTGCTCAACATGGATTGATTTATTGCGTTTATTGTCAATTACCCGCATCTCGCCGTGCTCTGAAATTGCCTTGTGTAAGGCATCCAGAGCCACCTTTTGCACCCCTCCAGCGCCTTCTCTTGATGGTGGAACTCTCGCTTCTTTCTTTTTCTTGTACTCCTGTGGGATCATTTCCAGCGCTTCCCTGACCGCTAAAGACATGGATTCGCTCAGTTCCAATGCGTCGTTTAGCTTCTGATTGATGTCAATAAGGATCATCTCAAACCCAAATTTAATGTTGTCCTGACCGTCTTTTTGCTTGCTCACTGTGATTACTCCTTTACCGGCTACGCCGTCTTGTTTAACTTCCTGCTCCAACTTTGTCAGTTCCAACTGCGTATCCACGGCCCCTAAGAGGCTTGAATGTCCCCGTAATCCTTTAGTAGCGTCCTTGCCACTGTGGTGCAAAACCATCAAGGCGCAGTCCAGCTTGCGTTGCAGGCGTCCCGCGTTATGGATAAATGCGCCCATGTCCTGTGAGTCGTTCTCGTTGCCGCCGCCGAAGGCTCTGGCTAGGGTATCTATCTGCACCAGGCGCAGCTCTATACCCGTGCGCTCTATCAGCGCGTCGATGGACTCCATAAGCAAGTTGAAGTCATCCGCGCTCGATCTCAGGTTCAATTGGTAGCGGATGACGTATATCTCTGCCCCGTCCTTGGTCTGGTGGTTGATCTTGCAGGCTTTGATACGCGCCCCGATACCGCCGTGACCCTCACCGGCTATGTACAGGACCGCGCCAGGGTTCGTTACCTGGTTACCCATCCACTGGCGTCCGGTGGCCACCGCCTCGGCTATGTCCAAGGCTATGAATGACTTGTAGCTACCTGGCGGCCCGTAAAGGGCAGCGAACCCCTTCTCGGGTAACACGTTCTCGATGATCCAATGTACCGGCTCGTCCTTGATGGTGTCCCACGCCTCGATGTTTAGGAGCTGCGGCGTCGGGTTGTAGGCTTCCGACTCCAAATGCGTTGTTTCTGTTAAGTGTTCGCTGTCTGTGACCGTGAGTTCCTTAGTGATGATGGGCGCTTGCTTGGCCATCTCCGCGAGTTCCTTTCTCGTACCCCGCATATCGTGAACCCACTCGTGCGCGTCATCGCCCTCCATCATCAGGTCCAAGTCCAAGTAGCGGATTGACTTAGCCACCGGTAGCAGGTTGGCAATGGCTTTCCTGGCGTACTGTCTGCCTGGCTCGTCGTGGTCCGGTATCACTACTACGTTTGCACCGGCAAAGTATTGCGTGATCTCCGCAGGCCATGACCCTGCACCAGTGTGACTTGTGGTGGCAATGGCTCCAATACTGATTAGCGCGTCCGCTGCCTTCTCACCCTCGACCAGGTAGATGGCTCGGCCTGCTGTCTTAGCGTCCAAGAGTTCGGGAAGGTTGTAAGGAACTATGCGCGTGTCCTTGAGTCCTGCGGTGCGCTTACCTTGCGCGTCCACGCGGTGAATAGAGTACGTCTTACCCTTTGCGTCACTTGTCTTGTACCTGCGCTTGGTGAACAGAGTATCCCCGTCCTCCGACCTGTACAGCCATTCCTTCTCCAGTACCGGCCCCTGGTGCTGGGTAAAGCTAATCTCCTCACGCTTTGGGGTAGTGGGTAACAGGTTGCGCTCCCTGACCGCATCGAACACTTCCCTCTGGTCGCAGCCACCGTGACAGTGGAACAAGACCTTGCCCTCCGACTCGGTGATCGAGAGTGATGGGTTCTTGTCACCGTTCCCTCTACCGTGCCCAGGGACGGGGCAAGAGGCTATCCACTGCCCGTTGACCTGCTTGGCGTTACCCAGAGCCTTGGCTATTGTTTCTGTGTCTGGCATCACTATTCCAATATTAAAGATTGCTGCGCCAGACGCTTGTCTTGCAGCGGTTTGTAGTCAATGTTCAGTTCACA